AGCCGCGCCACACATACCTGTTTGAAAAGGTCATCTGCTGGGCAGCTTCTTCGGTAGTAGCGTAGTGGTCCAATTCAGACCGCATAGCTTGTTCAATTTCAACTCCGTTCATGATATCCTGCTCTATTTGTACTTGTCTCGTGCATGACACACCGTACAAGCGCTCAAATAGTTGCCTTGTGCGGATGTCCGGTTCCGCATAAGGTGGGTCACCAGATGGAGGAGCTTTGTGAAACGAATCCACATCCTCAAACCTGGCCTTGGCACCCCTAGTTAACTCAAGTGACCTACGGCTCACAGCAGCCAATATTGGGCAGGCAGGCAACGTCCACCCCATCGACAATGCTTTGGCTTTCAACAAGCCCCGCATGACCTGAACACCGCCATTCAGCGAGTGCCTAGTCCAACCATAATTCGCAAGTACGCGAAACGGGTTCTTGATCACTTGATCTGTGGAAAAAATCAATCCACAAAAACTAGCTGAAGTTGGGTCTTCAAAAGTCTTCAACTTTATGTCAAAACCCAATTCAGAGTACATCTCCCGGGTGAGAACTGCTTCTGTCTCAATGAGGGCATCATCACCCTCAAAAAGGCCATTAATAACCTTACCTTGCTCAGATGCTAAAAACATCGACAGCATAAGGTTAGTAAAGCCGTTACCCAGGCTTGTACACATGTCACCGCTCATTCTTCGTCCATAAACGGTGACATTGACTCCGGCCCTCGTCGAAATACAATTACGCCCCGCTATTGTAGAACATATCAACTGCGACAAACGAGGATAGTTCTTCAACATATGCTTATACAACACTAATTCAAATGCGCACATAACAGCAGGGGTAAACGAGGCTTCAAACGCAGTAAAATCTATGGAAATAACCTTCCCGATAAAATTGCGGATCACAATGCGCTTTTGAACTTCGTTCATATGTTTGGCAAAATAAGGTAGCTTATAGAGCTCCTCCTCAATGGCGGCAAACGCCGGGCCCATTGCCACTTTAGCGCAATCACACCTACTCATAATTAGGCGTGCTTCTTTCAACTCCGGAAAATAGTCTTCTGCCTTAATAAATGCCTCAATACAAGACATAACTTCAGCAGTTGGAAACTGACCATTATTTTTAAAATATGCTTCAACATATTGTTGCTTCTTCCATTCCGGATGTTGTAAACATGCAATCCACTCCAATGTTGGCCTAATAGCACCAATAGTCAATGGAGTAAGGTTGTTTTCACAGAAATTCTCCACAAATTTCTGAGCCTTGAGCAACCTCTTAGGGTCAGGTGTGGGTAATGTCCGCAATATGCGCTTTTGCATGCATCTGCGCATAGTTTCATGGTCCCCCCTGTCTACGCCCAGTGGGGCCATCGAGCTCAATGAACCAAACGGTAGGCGACGATAATTTTTCGATCTGGCTGTAGATAATTTCTCATGGTCAACAATATTAATAATGCGACCCTCCCGCGCAGCTTTGGGATAAGACAACCCAAACTTACGCATATGTGTGTAAATTTCTTCACAGCCCTGATGACGGGTTTCACTGTCAGGAGGAATCAATCCCACCTCCGACGGTCTGTACCCGTAAGAAAAATCGTGTGCCCGCCTCACTTTAGTACGCCAGTGGGGCGGGCCAGTCGAAAACCCTGGTCCTGCATCTCACGGCACACTTTATAAGCCTCAATTGTCCCCTCACTCAAAATAACGAATTCCGCATCTGGAATAGCAATATTTGAGAAGATATGTATCTTGGTACGACAATTTTTAATTTGATCCAACAAGCTAAGTTCTAAATCCACCTCACCTAAGCATTTCGACAACCACGCCGGTACGTACTGATAGTGCTCAAAGTCTATGAGATATGGAATACCGGTCACATTCCGGCAGAACATCCTAGGTATATAAAGGGAAGTCAACAACATGACAAAAGAATAAGTCGTCGGCAATCCGGCAAAACCCAATGTGAACAATTGCAACAAGAGCACCATGAATTCACATGATAATCTCTTGATTTTAACATCTACCTTAACAACAGGTGCAATAATCATCTTTTGGTGCCGCTTGTCACCCATACGCTGATCAATGGGCACATAATCGACATGTTCTTCGTCATCCTTAATGGTTTTCTTCTCCTCATATCTTATGGGTAGCTTCAATTCCTGCTGCGTCACCAACGAAAATGACCATGAAACTACAGCATAATCAATGATCAATGCCACTACCTGAAATAGAAATGCATTGATAATATACTTAGCATAATAGAAGTCCAACTTGAGGTAGCCTACTACCACGAAGCTCAAGAACAATAAAGCTGGGCCCGTCGTCAACCACAACGGGGCATGTTTAACCACACTTTCAAATTGTTCCTGATCTATGTGGTGGCCATCAACCAATTCCTCATAGTTCAACTCCTCAACCATGTCAATAGAATGTTTCGCCGGTATTTCCAACTGGGGATTCTTCTTAACAATAATAGCCTTATTGACATGTTGCTTAAGCGGTTCAGTCACCGCCCTCATCGGTACACTACAGACCGGGGGAACGGGTGATGCAGGCCGAATAATCTTCAAAGCCTTTGGCCGCACATCAGCAGATGAGTCGCTGATGTATGTGAATTGCGACGATGTACTCGTCAATTCTGGGGATTTTGCTACAGGAACTGCTGCACCTAAAAATTTCTTAACACCTAAGACCTGATCCGTCGAAGGGTTAGATGGGCCACTAATATCAATAAGTCTCTCTAGCTGTTCATAACGAGCTTTCAATAGACTTTTAAAGTAATCAGTAGTCGGCAATTTATCATAAGGTATTTTGTTCTGTTTACAATAAGCCAAGCATGTGATGATTAACCCATCAATATCTTTCTCGACCTGTAATTCAACAAACTCGGGTGTAACCCTTTGCAGGACACTCGACATTTTAACATAACCCTTAGTATTAAACACATTGCCGTTGAGTGCATGCATGCCACGGTTGGTCAACTCAAACAACTTGCGCCCAATAATGTCGAATACATCCTCACCCCCATTAATAACTAGGGGAGTTGCCTTTTCTTCATTAGTGGTGTTTGTCTTGAGGCCCATCCAACCCCTACGGACCCTAAGGCCCTGCAGCAACAACTCATGCATTCCCAAATAGAAATTGCAGTGTTTTAACTTGACCAACAACTCAGGTTGTTGGAATGAATGCTGTAAATAGAGGTCCTCTGGTGAGATAGTGCCATCCTTGTAAAGGCGCACCCATACTGCTACCAAATCTTGAACCTCTTCATGTGACAGCATACATTTAGCTTGCAATTCATGACGAGCATATGCCAACATTCCTTGTCCATAATAATAGTCCAGGACTGTTACACCCAGTATTAACAACAGGAAAGGCATCAGCTTCATTAGAATTCGCAAGTTTATCAGTAGCCACATAAGGAGAACTAGTGTGAGGATAATCAAAAGCCACATTATTGCGTACAACGTCGATACGAACAAATAGGCCATCCCTGCACACAAAGACACATACATCACACTACGTGCGCGGTATGAGTTCTCCTCCCCCTCTGGAAAATTGAACGAGTATTCATAATTCAATTCATAAATACCATAAATCAGTGCAGTCACAACAACGACTGCGAAGAACCTAAAATTCGTAGGTCCCGGGTTCAATTCCCCACCGGCTGCTAAAAAGGCAACCTGTCGCTCGTCTCGGGTATACGAGCGGACTTTCCGACGTTCTCGTTGTGCCGGAACCTTCACCGGACTTGTTTTTGGCGAACGTCGTTTCTCTACCATGTCTAGAACATAAATGGGCGCATTCGTTCGATCATATTTTGTTGTCATGTTCATACATAGTGGGCTCGTATATCCAGCTATTAGGTTGACCCAACCAGCGCAACCCGCCTAATGGGCGGCGGGTCTAGAGTGCCCTCGTGGCGGTGGATACCCACCACCAACCACGCTTTGAGAGGCCACCATTCCGAAGTCAATTTTCTCAAGTTTACCATAGGTCTGGCCCACACGGGCCGTCGCCATACGCGGAATTCACTATCCTAGCAAACTCAAGGAGCCATAAGGCGGCACAGTTAAGTGTCCAAAAGTCCTCGAGCGTATTCGGATTAGTTTATTGCTATATGGGGTCACGCCGTTTAGTGGTTTCGTCTCCTTTGAAGGTCAACGCCACACGGGTCTCTGTTTTCGTTCCCCATTGGGTAAGCAACGGCTGTTCTCAGCCAACGAGAAAATTATGCAAACTATG